AAGGTTTCATTCCCTCTCCCTATTAGTTACCAAAGACGACTATGCCCTTAATTCCGCTTCCATCATTTGTTTTTTGGCTTCAATTAGACCTTGTATAACATGGAGTCTCGACATTTCATTAGCAGTTTTTCCTTTATTGGCGGGCATCGTTAATATTTCCTCTAGTACTGCAGTCTGTTTTTCATTTAGTTCAAACTCTATTTTCATAAATCTCCTTAAATATGATGAATAGGACTGGGCGGATTAGCGATTTTCGTTACATCGTTGGTTATCTGTGTTGGGTCAATCACAACTACATTGGCTTGCGCCGTTGCTTGTGCCGCTTGTATGGCGGTAAAAGTTCGGAAATTAGTCACTGTTTTTTGGATGTAGTCACTAACTAAGGCTCCACCATCGGCAAAGTTTGAAGCATCTGCCAAACTCTGTAAATCGGTAGCTACATCGTCCGGAATTGTTACGCTAATATTTTGCATTTGTTCCTCCTTAACCATTACTTACCATTAATACATGCGTAGCTAATACCTGATATATTTGACCAAGTACATGGGGGTCGGCTGAGGGTATATAATTCATATTGATAATTCCAGCGTTTAGTGATAATGTTTGGCTGGCAGGCGTGGCGTTAAAGATACCATAGATTAAACTTTTTGAAACATCATTTGCGTAAGAACCCTGGTCGAACGTATTAATAAAAAGTTGATTACTGATGGTAGTATTGTAAAGTCCAGCATAGTAACCTAATCCAAGATTATTGTTACCAGTGGTGTTATAGTTGAGAGCAGCTTGACCGAAGGCACTGTTCTGATAACCAGTGGTGTTTAGTTGGAGAGCACCTGCACCGAAGGCATTGTTCTGTTGACCAGTGGTGTTTAGTTGGAGAGCAGCTTGACCGAAGGCATTGTTCTGGTAACCAGTGGTATTAGAGTAGAGAGCACCTTGACCGAAGGCATTGTTGTAAAGACCAGTGGTGTTATTTTGGAGAGCACTTTGACCGAAGGCATTGTTCTGGTAACCAGTGGTATTAGAGTAGAGAGCAGCTTGACCGAAGGCATTGTTGTAAAGACCAGTGGTATTATTTAGGAGAGCATTTTGACCGAAGGCACTGTTGTAGTTGCCAGTGGTGTTATTTTGGAGAGCAGCTTGACCGAAGATTGTATTACTTAAAGAGTTAGGTACGCTCAATCCTACAAAATAACTACCTAATGTTACATTTTGTAATGTGGTATTTGCTAGATTTACTGTTAACCCACCTGCATCGGTAGATATATCTCTGAATACGCAACCTGTTTTGCCACCATCAGCAAATAATGGGGTACTGGCATTGTTATTAAAATTAACTCCATTAGCTTGGATGATAGTCCCATTTGCCAGTAGTGTTACAGTATTGGCAAAGGTTGCGGTCACACCTAAAAATACTATGACTTTATAACCAGCAGTTAATGCAGCAGACACATAAACATTATCCGCTGTGCCTGTTAATACCTGATTTGCCTGTGCTTTATCAGATGATAGAGCATCCGCTGTGGCGAATACATAGCTGGCTGTACGCCCTGTGGGTGCAGTCACAGCGCCACCACTAGCTAAATAAGTGGGATATGCAACCCACGCCGTCCCGCTCCAGATATAGGTTGCGGTCGTATCGGTCTCAAAAAACTTACTGCCAACGGGTAACGCGGTTGTTGTCAATGCCAATCTTTCAGCATCAGTCCCAATCCATTTCTGTATAACTATCGCTCTTTTAGCTGTCATGTTAAACTCCTACTCAAAAACTCCGTAATACATTCCTGACTGCCAGGCTGTTCCGTCAAAAACATAAGAACGCCCTGTGTCAGTTTCAAAGAAGGTTGACCCGATGGGAACATTCGCCGTTGCCTTACTATCCGTTGACGCACCTATAAATGTCCACGTGACTATAATTCTTTTTGCTGTCATTTCTCAACCTCAAATATTCTTATGATTCCTGCGCGCCAATAATATTGACAGTGCCATTCACGCCTGCACCCGTATTCTTGAAATACAATGTTGAGACATCAAAGTTGCTGAGTGTGAATGACCCGCCTGCCGCAACTGTATAATTATAACCTGCGGCGTTACCGAACGTCTGGGATTGTGTTGCTACCGATATATAAGCAGTAGCAAGGTTAACGGTTGTAGTCTCGAATCTTCGGGCTGCATCCGCTGAAGCTGTATTGGTATTTGAGTAGATATTTCCGGTATTTATACATTATATTCACCTCATTACGAGTATTTTGATTTCGATGTAAACCCGCCCCGGTAGTTAGCCGGGGCGGTAACGGAGGAGAGACTAATTAAGCGGCGGTTACGGTTGCGTTCTGGTCGAACGGCACATAGCAAAGAGTCCATTTGATTGAACCAGTGCTGGAAGCGGAGGTTGAAAGGTCAATAGTTCCGGCGGGGCAGATAACACCACATGCTGTCATGGCTTGTACGGCACTCAGGCCGATAATCATGGCATCACCGGGAACGCCGTCAATGGAGAGTTGGGCATAGGCGGCGGTTGTACCCGCAGCCACTACAGCGCACAGGTCGCTGGAAACTGAACCGGCGGTATTATAGGAAGTCAACTTGACGTTTCCTACAGCACCCAGAACGGTTGTCACCGTACCGATAATGGCGGTCACTACAACGCGTCCACCAGTGATATTGAAGATCGGTGCATGTGTGCTTTGCGGAAGGGTAGCGGTTGCACGTTCAACCTTAACACCCTGCCATGTATCGCCTAATGCGTTAAGACTTTGGGGTGGATAGGTCTGTCTGGGCATATTGTTTACCTCGTTTTATTTCGATTGGCTCTAAAATAGCGGTGTGAACAGGAGGCCCACGGAGAGCCTTAGAACGTGGGCCTTTTCTTTTATTGTTCATTACTGGACGGAAGGCGGGATTTGCTGGCCGAAGCGTTCGTCACTGACTACGGCGGTAATATCGGCATAGTTGTTGCCGGAGGTGGCGGTTGAGACAATGCCAACCCACTTATAACCGGCTGACAGGTTCGCAGATTTGACCGTGATAACCAGAATCTTATAGTTGTCCGTGCTGGCCGTCATGGTGATACCCGCGACAGGAAGGGCAACCGGGGCCGTGTCAAGTTCCGACAGGTCGATAACGCCGGTGCTGGCCTTCTGATAAAGGGCGCCGTTCGCGGTCGGGATAGCGGACCCGCCGGTGGATGTGGTGGACTGGTAGGCAAGGAAGGTCATGGTCTGGGCGATCGTGCCGCATTTGATAATAAACGTGGCCTGTTGTCCGGCGCTCAGTTGGACATAGGTTGAGGATTTGCCGGTATCGTGGCTCTGATAGCCGCCGACTTTGATAATTTTAGCTTTTTCAGTAAGTAAAACAGTCATTGTTTAACCTCGATTTTTATTTAATTTAGTTGTCCCGTTCTCTGAGATTTACGTGACTCGAACCTTATGATTGATTAAAACTTATGCAGCGGTGGTGACAAAAGCACTCAGGGTATCGCTGTTGTTGGCCGCTGTTAAGGTGGTGGACAACCAGGGTTGGCCGTCAATCCTCTCACTGAGCAGGAAGGCGGTCTGGAAGGTCTCGAAATATCTCTGGTCGGAAGTGGTCAGGGTGGGTTCCATTCTGTCGCCTAACAGGTAATACTGATAGTCGCAGAAGCTCAGGTCGCCGGCAGTTCCTAACGCCGGAACTTTCTCGGAGATGAAAATCGGGCGGCCTAACAGATAAGCCGGGGGCGCTTGTACGCCGGATTGTCCGGGGAAATTGCCGATCATGACGGAGTTGCCGCCGACACCCACAACCACCGCGAATTTCATAATATCGGCGAAAGCGGAAGGTGAGCAAACCCAGACGGCATTATTGACGGAGCTGGGGAGCATGTGGATATATTGCTGAATGGCATCGGGGAAGTTCAGGTGAGAAGTGACGCTGCGGGTGGTGCTGATTAAAGCGCCGTTCGCGGAGTTCAAAGCGCCTAAGCACTTATTGACGCCGTTTCCGAGCAGGCAGTCATAATCCTCGCGGAAGCCCAGAGATTCAAAAAGTAAGGTCTGGAGCAGCGGGGCCAATGCCAACGGTGAGTCCATCAGGAGTTCGTTGCTGACTTTGTGCATTTCAGCATAAACTTTCGCAATCAGCATGATATCGGCGAATACGGGGTCGCCGCCGGTCGCGGAACGGTCGCTGGCTTCTGCGGCAACATTAACGGTCATGCCGCCATGTACCTGGACGCCGTAGGTCGCGTTATAGTGGGTGTTGTCATAGATACGCGGGACGCGGATGCTTTCCTGATTCATCGGGATAACTTTGGCATATTTGCGGACGATCTGTTTCTCGATGATGAGTTTCTGCAATTCCGGCAGGAATTCGGTGAACAGGATAAAGGCGCCGGTGCTGCCCTGAGATTCGCCCAGAGCCTTCATCACGGCTTCCATGTTCGGGATTTTAACGCTGCCCTGTTTGGTTTCGGGCACGTTGTGCTCTTTCGCCCACAGGCCTTTCAGGTAGGCGCCGGAATTCCATGCTTTCTGGAAGGTTTCTTTGGAGTTGTCGCCGGTCACGGGTTTGATGCTGGTCTTGAGTGCCTTTGCTACCTGTTCGTCAACCATTGCCTGTACGTTCAGGTTTTCCTCTTTAAAAACGCCGAACTCTTTGTTGATTTTGTCTTTCAGGTTTAGGTCTTTCTCAAGGGCGTCTTTTAATTCCTTGTATTCGGGTTTTGTGGTATCAATAGCCATGTTTGTTATTTACCTCTTTGTTTTATTTATTATTTTGTCTGGAATATTTGGAGAATCTTGTTTGAGTGGCATTTGCACTGGCAGTCTTTATCGGTACAGTCAGCGCCTTTGCATTTGCAGTCCGTTTCCTTGCAGCCTTCACAGGTGCATTTGACTAAATCCTTATGTTCATCGGGCATGTCGCCGCCCGTTAAGCGTCTCATTTCAGCCATGTTTTCCGGGGACAATCCAGCCGCGGCAATCATGGTTTTCAGATAGGCGATTTCATCAGAGATTTCGCCTTGCGTGTACTCTTTCTTTTTAGGAAGAAGTGCTGTTAATTGTTTGACAGTCAGTACACCCGCTTCTTCTGCCCTGCGTAATGCGTCAGGGTGAGCAGGGACAGGCACCGCTGACAGTTCCAGCAATTCCTGTCCGGTATAGTCAGTACCGCCGCCACTGATTGATTTGGCATCGCCAGTCGAGGGGTCGAAGCCCACGGAGACGGCGTTCATGAAACCGCCCTGGTAGAGTTTATAGACGGTATCGGCTGACGGCATACCATCGGGATAATCGATAGTGTCATCCGCGAACTGAATCCGCATAATCAGTTTGCCGTTCTCAACCCATTCTTTCAGGCTTTTGCCGATTGGCGGCAGGGTGTAATTGTGGCACCACATAAAGACAGGATTCTTGCGGTAGTTATCCAGTTTCCAAGTGTCCGCCTTCACCTGGTCGCCCATCCGGTCCGGCGTTTCCAGTGAGGCCGTAAAATCAAGTGTTCTCTCAAGTCCGGCCACTTCTTTAGCGGTAACGGTAAATAGTTTTTTAATCGGTTCTTTTCTCGGCATATTCTTTACCTCAACTTGCGGCATTGATTTCGATTTATAGGCCGGTGCTAGTTTAAGTTCGGCCATGCAGAGTTTATTCAACTGGTCTCTGTGCGCTCTGGCATATTCCTCAGCTTCGTTGGCCTTATCGTGCGCATCGTCATAATCAAGGCCGTCATTTATCATGTACCGGCGTTCTGTCAGTTCGTGCAGAATCGTACAGCGGACTTCTGTCGGGGCCACATCAAGGTCAATCCATGCTTCACCCGGCGGGACTAAATCGGGATTGTGTGCGTCATTGTCGCCCTCGGTGAAATCCATCCAAAAAGGAACAGTCAGAGGGTCCCTGATAGTTGAACCGTCAACCATAAAGACCTTGACGTTATCATTGGAGAATTCAGTCAGTATTGTTTTAAAGAATGTATCCTGCTGCGATTCGGGCATGAGAGCCTCCATGACATTTCTTAAGAAATAAATTAATCAGGTATCACGGGCTGCCAAATACAGCGGCAGTTCGGGTGTGTGCTGGCGGGCAACGGCGGCGCATCGTCTATGTCCTCGATATCGCCGTCCATCGGGTCGCAGATTTCACATGTCCTTTCATCTTCTGCGGTCTTCCATTGTACTTGAGTTACGCCGGCAGCTTTATAACCGGCGGTATTGCCAAAGTTCGATGCGCCCATGATTTCAGTCCGGGCCACGAGCATTGACCGCGCATCTGAGAAACAGGTGGCGTCCTGAATGTTCAGGGCTATCTGCTGCATACTCAAACCCTGAGCATAACCGTCAGACAGGA